AAGAGACGGCGCGCAAGTTTTCTTTTAAACGCCGCAAATTGGATGTCGGTTTTTGGAACTCGTAACAGCGGAGTTTGAACACCTCTAATAATTGGCTTGGACATGGGAAGGGTGATACGACCTTATCCACGTTGTTTAACCCATTTCACGCTTAGTAGGTGTTCGGATGTCGTTCGAAAAAAATTCTGCGGGATTTTTGTTTGCAGCGGCCTTGAGCTTATCTGCTGTATCTTTAGCCACCACCGCTGAAGCGCAGTCGAGCCGGTCGGTTTGCTCTTGGAATTTTGGGCAATTGGTCTGCAACCATCAATCGAGTCAGCCCGTCCCACCGGTCAATTATTCAATTCCGCAGCCAAACCCTGCTGAGGTTTTCAATCAAACTTATAACGCCGTGAGCGGTCTGCGGCAGAGAAATTTGGACAACCAAGCAGCCGAACAGGCCGCTAAAAGTGCTCAGGCGCGTGCTGAGGCCGCTACTTATCAGGCCCAAGTCGATGCCGCATACTATCAGGCGCAGGTTGACGCGGCAAAATATCAGGCCAAGCGAGATGCTGATAAACGAGAATTAAAGCAGCGTATCGGGCGCTTAACTGCGGCAGGGGATTGTGATCAGGCCAAACTAATCGCTCTCGAAGATGGCGAATTTGAGCTTGCTGAAACCGTTGTCCGGCTTTGCGTAAAGCCCTAAAGGCTTAGTAGTTCTCAGATGAGTGTCGGGCAAGCCGGAGGCAAATGCCTGATTGAACCTTTAGACCTTGCCTTGCTCATTTCGTTGGTTAGTCTGACCAGCGGCTGTCGCGGGGCGAATACGATGGGTCCTATTAAATTATTGGCGGCGTTAATAGCGCTCCTACTGGCGGCGACACCCGTCTTTGCTGCTGAGTGGGTTCGAACCGGCGAGTCCTATAACAATGCGATTTCTTATTACGACGCCGAAACAATTCGACGCTTCGGAAAAGAGGTTGAAGTTTGGATTAAGGAAGATCACTCACGCGATAAAACAGTCAAATATCGTGAAACAAAAACGCACCTTAGATACAACTGTGTTTTAAGAACATTTACGGTTTATGAACATATTGAATATTCGAAGAATGGAGAGCCCCTAGCATGGATAGTGTCCGCAGACCGGCAAAGACCGAGTAAAATTCTGCCTAATTCGCACGGCGAATTGATGCTGAAGTTGCTGTGCCAATAGCAAATGCGAGACCTTTTCTTAGCAATGCCGTTGATCGAGCTATACAATAATAGAAAGGGGGGTATTGTAATGGGGCTATTTCATTTTTCATCGATGGTAATTGCTCTCATATTTGTAGCGACACCTGCTAGCGCTGCCAATTGGGTTTACGCAGGCGAAAATACCTTTAAGAGCGCTTGGTATTACGACGCCGAAACTATTCAACGAACAGGTAGTAAGGTTAAAGTTCGACTCAAGATAGAACACCCGCAAGATGACAAGGCGGGGCGTGCCGAAACAAAAGAAAATAGTATATACGATTGCGATAGAAAACAAATCACCATTGTATATTTTCAAGTTCTTTACAAGGATGGTGAAAAGAAAGTATTTGATGTTCCTTTAAGCCAACAATTGCCAGCTAATGTTGTGCCTGAGTCTATTTGGGATACAACTTTGCGTGCGGTTTGTGCGGCGACTGGGAATTGACGATCCATCCACTCAACACTCCGGCGACGGTAATGCTGTGGTAAAAAATCTCGCTTGTAGGTCACCGATTGATTTACTTTTTTGTAAATGTCTTCCTTTTTGCGGACAGGTTTGTTGCAGGGTCGCGTCCACCTATCTGCTTTGAGAAGCAATCAAGTTTTTTAAACGGTGTGAGACCCTAAGTTAGCTAGACGTTGGGCTCTGGAAATCTGACAGTTTTCGAAGTTTCCCAACGCCGCGATTTGAATATTGGCGTTCGGGAGACCTGATAGCGAACCATGACGATCTTTGTGAGCGTTGCGGCCTATTTGGAACCGCGCTTAGAGTTCACGTTGAACGGGCTATTCAGCGAGGCCGATCAGCCCGACGAAATCCGGGTGGGTCTGGTCGATCAATCGGATACCGGCAACCGCTCGTGGCTATCGCGAAAGCCGTACTGGTCCCGAATTCGCTACGTTCAAATCAACCCGGTAGACGCGCGGGGCGTTAGCTGGGCACGGAGCTTGGCATCTTCGCTCTTCGAGGGCGAAGACTATTTCCTCCAGATCGACTCCCACACGTTTTTCTTGCGGGGCTGGGATACCGTTCTGCGCGAGCAGCTCGCAACGCTGCTAGGCCAAACCGACCGGCCATTAATTACGACTTACCCGCCCGCGTTTGAGTTTGACGAACAGGACAGGCCTTACCCGGCCTATCCATCCAATCAGGATTTTTTGGTCATACGCCCGGAAGAGGGCAGCGAGCTTAAGGATAATTCGGCAACCCTCCCGTTTAAGGTCCACCGCACCCGCGCCCGGAACGTCGAGTTCATCGAGGGCTTCCATATTGGCTGCGGTTTTATCTTCACGTTAGGCAGGTTCGTCGAGGCGATACCTTACGACCCCTATATGTATTTCCGAGGCGAAGAGCAGAACCTTGCCCTGCGCGCCTATACCCACGGCTGGTCTATCTTCCATCCGCTCGATGACAATATCCCGCTTTACCACCTCTATAAGCGGCTCGACCGGAACCATCCGACTAACCACTGGCACCCGGACCTTGAGGCCCAACGGCAGGTAAAATGGACGGAGCATCACCGGCGCTCCGAGGCGCGCCTTATCGCCCTGATCCGCGATGAACTCGAAGCGCCTTACGGGCTAGGGACAGAGCGGACGGTCGGTCAATTCATTGCCCTTAGCCAAATCGACTATGGGCGCTATCGAACCGGCTGACCGGAGACCTGATGCAAAACCTTCAATGGCCCGCCGATAAGGTCGAACGGGTGCCCGTTGCCGATCTTGTTCCCTACGCGCGGAACGCCCGGACGCACTCGCCAGAGCAGGTCGATCAGATCGCGGCTAGCATCAAAGAATGGGGCTGGACCGTGCCCGTCCTCGTTGACGAAACGCGGCAGCTTATCGCCGGTCACGGTCGGGTCCTCGCGGCGCAAAAGCTAGGCATCGAGACCGTCCCGGTTATGACCGCGAACGGATGGAGCGACGCGCAGAAACGGGCCTATGTCCTCGCAGATAACAAGCTCGCGCTTAACGCTGGCTGGGACTACTCCCTGCTCGCGATAGAAGTCGGGGACATTGCGGCGGAGGGGTTCGACTTAGGCCTAACAGGTTTCTCCGGCGCGGAGACCGCGCAGCTCGGGTCGGACGGAAAAGGCACAAACCCGGAAACGGAATGGGTGGACATGCCGGAGTTCAACCAAGTGGACAAGACGGCCCACCGATCCATCCAGATCAACTTTGCAAATGACGCCGACGCGGAAAAGTTCGCGGCGCTAGTCGGGCAAACGATCACGGAAAAGACCCGTTCGATCTGGTTCCCCGAAGCCGTTATCGAGCGGTACGCGGACAAGCGTTATGCCTGACGCTGGCCCTAGATTTCCGATCTATATCCCCAGCAAGGGCCGGTCGGAATATATGGTGACCAGCAAGGCGCTCTCCGCAATGGGGGTGCGCCATACCATAATCGTCGAGCCTCAAGAGGTGTCGGCCTATCGCGCGGCTATCGCCAAACTCGGACTGCTCGCGGAGGTTCTCGAACTCGATATGCGGTTCAAGGACCGTTACGAACTCTGCGACGATTTAGGTCTGTCCAGGAGTACCGGGCCGGGGCCTGCGCGAAATTTCGCATGGGAGCATTCAAAGTCTCTCGGCCATGCGTGGCACTGGGTAATGGACGACAATATCAAGGCGTTTTACCGCCTAAACAACAATCTGAAAGTACCGACTACAAATCCGGCTTTCTGGTTCGCAATGGAAGAGTTCGTTCTTAGGTACACGAATATTGCGATGGCGGGACCAAACTACTTCATGTTTGCTTCCAGAAAATCGAAAATGCCGCCCTTTGTAACGAATACTCGAATTTATAGCTGCAACCTGATCAGGAACGATGTCCCCTATCGCTGGCGCGGTCGCTACAACGAAGACACGATCCTATCCCTCGACCTGCTCAAGGCGAGCTGGTGCACGGTTCAATTCAACGCTTTCCTGCAAGAAAAGATGGAAACCCAAAAGCTCAAAGGCGGGAACACCGACGAGTTCTATCACGCCGAGGGCACGAGGGTCGGTGGGCAGAAGTACGCGGCAGGCGGAACGACCGCAAAATCGGAGATGCTCGCCCGCGTCCATCCCGACGTCGCAAAGGTCGCTTGGAGGTTTAGGCGCGTCCATCACGTCGTCGATTACAAACCGTTTAAGGGTCTGGCCCTCAAACGTCGTGACGATTTCGAGTCAGCCGCCGCCGTCAATAATTTTGGGATGCAGCTGATCCACCTACCGGAACCGGGACGCACCCTTGACGCCGTAACACCTAAACGCGGATCGGATGCGGCCTAATGCCCGGACGTCAACCCAAAGGAACGGTGCTGAAGCGCCTTGAAGGCAACCCCGGCAAGCGCAAGCTCAACAACGCCGAGCCGCTCCCGGTCGGTGAACTTAAAAAGCCATCGTTCGTTACCGGCGCGGCGGCGGAAGAATGGGACCGGCTCACCTCGGCAATGCCGCACGGGTTTTACACCTCGGCGGATGCCTCAACCTTATCGGTTTATTGCTTCGCATGGGTAATGCACAGGAACGCTTTGGCGAGCATCGCCAAGGAGGGAATGTTCGCGACCGGCTCAATGGGCCAGAAGGTCCCGCACCCCGCCCTCGCAATCATCGCGACGCAGGCGGGAGTAATCCTAAAGGCCGGGGATCGGCTCGGAATGTCACCGGCGGCGCGAACTCGGCTTCAGATGCCGAACGCGGCACCGCAAAAAAGCAAGTTCGAAGGCCTAATCGCAATCAAGGGCGGGCGGATCGAGTCATAGCGTTTATCGAATGCCTTACCGTTCCGTCCGGCGAAGGACAGGGCGGGGCGTTCATTCTGCGGCCTTGGCAGCGGCGCTTTATCAAAGACGTCTATGCGCCGACCAGACCTAACGGGCGCAGGCTTATTAGGCGGGCGATCCTCTCGATTGCGCGCAAAAACGGAAAGACGGCGATCATCGCGGCGCTGGTTCTGGCGCACCTGATCGGACCTGAGGCGATCCCTAACGGGGAGATTTATTCGGCGGCGACGGAGCGCGAGCAGGCGGCGCAGGTTTTCAAGGTTGCGCGGCAGATCGTCGAGGCAGACCCGGAACTCGCGGCCCTAATGACCATCGTCCCATCGACCAAGACCATTGTCGCGAGGTCTAACGGCTCATTCTACCGCGCCCTATCCGCAGAGGCGGGCAGCAAGCACGGCCTTAACCCGTCCCTCGTGATCTACGACGAGCTCGCGCAAGCGCGGGACCGCAACCTATTCGACGTCCTCGACACCTCTATGGCGGCGCGCGAGGAGCCGCTTTTCATAACGATCAGCACCCAGTCAAACGACCCGACCCATATCCTTTCGAAGCTGATCGACGACGGCCTCGGCGGGGAAGACCCGACGACGGTCTGCCACCTCTACGCCGCGCCGGAGGGCTGCGACGTTCTGGATAAGGCCGGATGGAAAGCCGCTAACCCGGCGCTAGACGATTTCAGGTCCCTCGAAGACTTGGAGATTTTGGCGAACAAGGCGGCGCGTATGCCATCCGAAGAGCCGCGCTTTCGCAATCTCTACCTTAATCAGCGTGTGTCTCCTCATTCGACCTTGATAACCCGGACGGACTGGGAACGCTGCGCCGGTCAAACGGACTGGGAACCGGGCGAGCCTGTCTTCCTTGCCCTAGACCTTTCGGCAAAGACCGACCTTACCGCCCTTGTCGGCGTGAGCGTCAACGAGCGGAGCCGGGTTCAGGCGTGGTTTTTCAAGCCCGCCGACCTGATCGAAGATCACGAGCGCCGGGACCGGGTGCCCTACAGCTTGTGGGTTTCGGACGAGCACATCGAGGCGGTAGACGGGCGGGCTATTCACCCGCGCGCGGTCGCGATGCAGATCGCGGCCCTTGCCGATAGCTACAACATCGTCGGCCTTGCTTACGACCGCTGGCAGATCGACCACCTATTAAGGGAATTCGACGAGATCGGCCTTGCAGCGTTCAAGGACGGTGACCCGCCTAACGGCATCCGCCTCGTCCCTTGGGGGCAAGGGTACAAGGATATGAGCCCCGCCATCGACGCCCTCGAAATGGCGATCATGGACGGCTCGTTAGTCCAGCCGATGAACCCGGTCCTGACGTGGAACATGGCAAACGCCATCTCGATTTCGGACCCAGCGGGCAACCGCAAGATCGACAAACAGAAGGCGCGCTTCAGGATCGACGGTGCCGTGGCTCTGGCTATGGCAATCGGCCTAAAGGCGCGCGAACGAACAGGCGAGGCCGACACCATGCCAGAGATAATCTTCCTGTGAAGCTGAACGCGCGGCCCGCGCCCAAGGACTTTGAAAGTCTAGGGTTTGCGATCCAGAACGAGACGCCGCTGCCAAACGTCATTCGCGGCTCGTCGCTGTTCGAGGACCTAGCGCACGCAAGCGGCGGTCTAACGCTTCCAAACGAAAACACGGCGATGACCGTCTCGGCGATTTACGCTTGCGTGAACCTGCTAGCCGGAACCATCGCCGCGCTGCCGCTCAATATCTACAGTCAAAGCCCGGACGGCGAGCGTGACCGCCTGCCAAACGACGCTATTTCCTACATCCTCAACGAACAGTTCACGCCCCGTTGGTCCGCTGCGAATGGCTGGGAGTTCCTCACCCAAAGCCTACTGACCCACGGCGACGGGTTCGCCAAGATCAAGCGTTTGCCTAACGGCGTCCCGATAGGCATCGAGCCAGTCCACCCGCTGCGCGTGACGGTCGTGCCTTTGGCGGACGGTTCTCGGCTCGTCTATTCCATCGAGCCCGATTGGACGATCCCCCGCGCCTCCACCCAGCAGCGTGAAATCCTAGATCAGGACGACATGCTGCATATCGGCGGGTTCGGCTTTGACGGTTGCCGGGGACTGTCCCCCTTGCGTTACCAGCTTCGGATGACCGGCGCGGTCGCGATGGCGACCCAAGACTATGCCGCCCGGTTCTTCGCCAACTCCGCGCGGCCCGACTACGCGCTAGAGACCCCCGGCGCGCTCAACCCTGCCCAGGTCGAAGCATTGCGCGAGCAGATCGCGTCATCGCACCAAGGCCACGAGAACGCGCATAAGCCGATGGTTCTGACCGGCGGGATGACGATGCGGACCGTTACGATGCCGCTCGAAGACATCCAACTGCTTCAGACACGGCAATTCGCAATCGAGGAAATCTGCCGGATTTACGGCGTCCCGCCCTTCATGGTCGGGCACAACGAAAAGACGACGAGCTGGGGGACCGGTATCGAGGCAATGGGCACGGGCTTTGTCCGGTACGCCCTGCGCCAGCACCTCAACAAGTTCGAAACCGAGATCAACCGCAAGCTCTTCCGTACCCCCACGCGCGTCGCACAGTTCGACGTCTCGGAGCTGGAGCGCGCGGACACTAAGGCGATGGCCGAAAGTATGCGGATCGCCGTCGGGCGCGCTGGCGAACCCGGATTTATGACGATCAACGAAGTGCGCAAGCGCCTCTCATTGAAACGCCTAGAAGGCGGCGATGAGCTCAACAATGGAGGGCCCGATGCGCCCCAACCGACTGTTTAAAATGTTCGCCCTCAACGCCTCGAAGGGCACCTTCAAGGCTGAGGGCAACACGATCTATATCTATGATCTGATCGTCGGATCGGACGCGGAAGCCGAGTGCTGGGGCGGCGTATCGCCGGAGGCGTTCGCCCGAACCCTCTCCGCCCTGACCGGCCCCGTCTCGCTACGGATCAACTCGCCGGGTGGTGATGTCTTCGCAGCGCAGGCCATGCGCGCGGCGATGGCGAACTATCCCGGCAAGATCACCGCCTTTGTCGATGGCTACGCCGCAAGCGCCGCCTCGGTCCTCGCAGTCTGCGCCGACAAGTGCGTCATGGCCCCCGGCGGGTTCATGATGATCCATAAGGCTTGGACGCTCGGCATGGGTAACGCCGACGACCTAAAGCAAACCGCCGCCCTGCTCGAAAAGATCGACGCAACGCTAGCGGATACCTACGCAAAAAAGGCCGGGGGCAAGCCGCAAGACTTCGCCCAGCAGATGACCGCCGAGACGTGGTTCACCGCCGAGGAGGCCCTAGCCTCAGGCCTTGCCGACGAGATCCAGCAGCCGGTTATCAAGGCGTCAGCGCCGAAGCTCTGGGACCTAACGGCCTATGAAAGCCGACCGGCGGACAGCCTAACCGTGACCGTTACGGTCGAGGTCGATGAAGAGCCCGAACCCCCGGAGGCGGAGGGGCCATCTGAAGAGCCCGTTACCCCGGAAGCGCCAGACGGCGCGTCCGAAGATCGTGACCGTCGGATTAGGCAGCACGCCGTCCGAATGGCCCTAGCCACTGCCTAGCGCGCCCGCGCAGCAGCCCCCCAGCCCCGCTTTTCGCGGGGCTTTTTTTATGGAGAAAGCTCATGATGAGCGTCAACGATATGCGCGGTGCCCGCTCCGCAAAAGCTAAGGCCGCAGCCGAACTTTCCGCCAAGCCAGTATGGGAACCAGCTACCGATCAGCCCGTCTATGACGCGCTGATGGCCGAGGTTGATGACTGGACCGGTCGCATTGATCGGGCCGAAGATATGCGCCGCATTGCGGTCTATCACAGCGAAACCCACGCGGTAGCCGACGCTGCGGCTCGCGCTTCTGGTGCGACGGGCTCAGAAGGCCGCGCGATCTATAACAAGTGGCTTCGCAAAGGCGACGCAGGCCTTTCCGCCGAAGACTTCACGACGATCCGCAACACGATGTCCACCACGACCGGCAGCGAGGGCGGTTATACCGTCGCCACTGAGGTCGCGACCTCGGTCCTCGATGCCCTCAAGGCCTTCGGCGGAATGCGTAGCGTCGCTGAAATCATCCGAAGCTCTGGCACCGGAGACTTGTCATTTCCTGCCTCCGACGGCACCAGCGAGACCGGCGAGCTAATCGGGCAAAACACAACGGCAACCGCCGCTGATGTTGCGTTCTCGACGATCCCTCTGGTCACTTACAAGTTCTCCAGCAAATTCGTCTCGGTTCCTTTCGAGCTGCTGCAAGACAGTAACGTCGATATCGAGGCATTTGTGCAGACCCGTTTGGCGACCCGCCTTGCGCGGATCACTAACACCTACTTCACGACCGGCACCGGTACGGCCCAACCAAAGGGCCTGATGGCTGCGGCGACAGTAGGGGTAACGGCGGCGAACTCGACGACGCAGGTGACGGCTATCACTTATGATAGCCTCGTGGACCTGATGCACTCAGTCGATCCAGAATACCGCGCGCTGGGCAACTGCAAGTTCATGATGAACGACGCCAGCGTGAAGGTTATCCGCAAGATCAAGGATCAGAACCTGCGCCCGATCTTTGTCCCCGGCTATGAAACCGGCGTCCCCGGCGGTGCCCCCGACACGCTCCTCGGCGCGCCGGTCGTCATCAATCAAGACATCGCGGTCATGGGCGCTTCAGCGAAGTCCATCGCTTACGGCGATCTGTCCTTCTACAAAATCCGCGACGTCATGGACGTGAGCATGTTCCGCTTTACGGACAGCACATTTACCAAGCTCGGGCAGGTCGGGTTCCTCGCTTGGATGCGCTCAGGCGGCAATCTAGTGGACGTCGGCGGCGCTGTTAAAGTGTTCGTCAACGCCGCTTCCTAAAGCCTAGGGCGGCAGCGATGCCGCCCTTTCGACTTCCCCCCGGAACGGTCCACGCGCGAGGTCTACCCATGAGAATGTGGAACAACCTCGCGCGTGTCACTGGTCCGGCGGTTCCTGCCGTGACGCTTGAAGAGATTAAGCTGCACCTGAAGATCGACACGAACGAGCAGGATGCCGAGGTTATGGCGTGGCTAATGGCTGCGACCGCACTAATCGACGGCCCGCGTGGCATCGGCATCGCGATGATAAATCAGTCTTGGCGTCTCTCCCTCGATGCCTTCCCCGCTAGCGGGATCGAGATCAGGCTTAGGCCCGTGACCGCTATCACGTCCATCGTCTACACGGACGAGGCAGGCGCGACCCAGACCCTTTCGGCCCTGTCTTATACTGCCGACTTCGACAGTTTTCCGGTCATCATCCGCCCCGGGCACGGCGAGGCATGGCCGACGACCTACAGCAAACCCGGCGCGGTCAAGGTCACGTTTTCGGCAGGTCATGGGGCAGGCGCGGCGACCGTGCCCGAACCCCTCAAGGCGGCGATCAAGCTACTAGTCGGCCATTACAACAACAACCGCGAGGCGGTCGGTGCTGACTTCTCCGAGCTGCCTTTAGGCGTCCAGTCGATCCTCGACGCCTATCGCTCTCACAGTTTCTAACACCCCGCCTCATCGGGATTTGGTGACATGCAACTAGAGTTTACCCTTAACGAGACGTGGCTGATCGACTTCGCCTGCAAGGACGCCGACGGCGTTGCCCTGTCTTTGGCAGGCGGCGCTCTGGGGTTTAAGGTCGGCGCACCTGCGATCTTGTCACTTTCGAGCCCTTCAACCGGCATCGTCATTTCGAACGCAGATCTTGGCCTTGCAACGATTTCGGTCACGCCAGCCGCTCAAGCCGCTGCGGGCCTCGCCGCCGGGGTCTATCCGTTTGAAATCCGCGCAACGCTCTCGGATACCAACGTCACCACGCAGGCCGAAGGCTCGCTCGTCGTCCTGCCGACGCTGTTCGTATGATCGCCATAGGCCCCTCGACCGCTCCACCAACGACCGGCACAAGCTGGCATCTTTGGCTTGACACCTTCCCCGCCGACGGCGTGATCAGGATCGACGGACTGACCGAGGTGATGTCGATCAACTACGCGACGCCCGACGGCCCAAGGCGCGAGCTCGACCCTTCGGCCTATAGCTTCGACCCTACCACCTGGCCTGTTCTGATCGCCCTAACGCCGGGGGCCGTATGGCCCGAAACCGGCGAAGGTCAGGACGCGGTGAATATCCACTTTAGAACCTGAGGAGGGGTCCGGCATGGCATGGGCTATTTTTACCGCGCCGTTCGATTGGAGCCCGCCGGGTGCCCAGTGGACGATCAGTTATAAGGCGGGGCATCGCTACAACATACCGCGCGAAACCCTCGATAAGGCCATCAAGGCCGGTGCTGCGACAGCGGCGCGCTCACCTAAACTAGATGCCCCTGCCGAGACCGATACAGAGGCCGCAGAAGCGGCTACGGAGGCCGCTGATGGGTCCGAAGTCGGCAGGTGATCTACGGCAGCTAATTTCGGTCCAGCGCCGCACAGCGACCACGGACGGCTACGGTAACGCCGAGGGCGCGTGGACGACCGTCATCGCTAGCAGGTGGGCGTTGCTCCAGCCTTCAAGGGGCGGCGAGCAGACCATCGCAGGACGCGCACAAGGCCTTTCGATCTGGGACTGCTGGGTGCGCTACGACAGCGAAACGGCAACGATCACGCCAGACGACCGCGTGACCGACAGGTCTAACGGACAGGGTTTTAACGTCACGTTCGCGCAGGACATGACCGGCAACCGCACTTGGATTTTGCTGCAACTCCAACTGGGCGGAGCCGACGGATGATCGACCCCTCTCTGCCGCTACAGGCTGCCGTCTTCTCTGCCCTATCAACCGCCCTAGGGACCGGCGTCGGCGTCTGGGACCGGGTGCCGGTAGATGCAACGGGCAAGGTCAAAGCCTCGTTTCCGTTCGTTCAGATTGGCGAAGATCAGATGGTCTCCGCCGCCGACCAGTGCCACGACGCGGTAGACGCCTATGTCACCGTCCACGTTTGGAGCCGCGCCGTCGGCAAAGTCGAGGCGAAAACGATCATGGCCGATGTCGTCCTCGCGCTCGACACCGATCTGGTCGTTTCAAACCACCTAGTCATCGCTCATCTGGTCGAAAACGGGCCGCGCCATATGACGGACGCGGACGGGCTGACCAGTCACTCAGTCGTCACCCTTCTTTATCGAATGGGTCCGATTAGCAGCTAACCCCCCCCTAACCCAACCCGGCGTGCCGGGTGCTAAGGAGCAAAAACAATGGCCGACGTCGGGATTATCGAAGGCGAAAAACTACTCATTCAAATCGGTGACGGTGCCGATCCGGAGGTGTTCGCGCACCCTTGCCTAATCAACACCTCGCGGGGGATCACGTTCACCACGAACATGACCGAGACCGAGGTTGCGGACTGCACCACGCCGTCCAACCCGGCAAAGATCGTCCGCAAGGCGAAGTCCATCGACTTCTCGGTCACTGGATCTGGCAAGGTGGATCGCACGTCCGTCCTTGAATATATCCAATGGTGGACCTCCGCAGAGCCTAAGAATGCCAAGATCACCCAGAGCACCACGGCGCTATTGGGTGGCTGGATCGGCACCGGGCAGCTCATCTTGAAAGAGTTCGCGGTTACGGGCGAGCGCGGGGACTATCAAGAGTTCACCGCCACGTTCGCACCGGCTGGCGTCTTTACTTGGGCAGCGGTGGTCTAAAAATGCCTGTTCGCGCCTTTGGAACTCAAGAGCGAAACTTCAAGCTACTAGGGGCGCAATGGCGCGACCTCGAAAAGGCGCGCGATGCGGGGCTGGGCGTGATTGCGTCTCGTCTAGCCCCCATCGTCTCGCTCAAGCAATCGGGGGGCGAGCTTTACCCCGGAGGCATTTTCGGGGCCATCGCGGCAGGCCAGCTAGGAACGGCCCGCCTCGATGACGTGCGCGAGCCGATCCTACAGGGCCTGATCGGCGGCGGCATGACCTCAACCGAAGCCGGGGCGCTTGTCCGCAAGGTGTTCGACGAGGGGATCGACGGGCAAAAGGGCGCAATGCTTCTTTGGTGTGATCTGGCTTTCGAGATCGTCATCAACGCCATCGTCGGTTTGGAGGATGAACCCGAAGCGGGGGAGCCCGAAGCGGTGGCGACACCGTTACGTCGTCGCCGCTCGAAAACGGAAAAACCCGCTTCAGAGAACTTTACAGCGCCCTAGGTGTGATGGGCTTCGCGCCCGATCAGATCGACCGATGGGAGCCGTACCAGATCAAGGCGGTCTATATCGGATGGGTCAAGGCGAACACGCCCAAGACCGTCCAGCCGCCTTCAGATGACGACTTCCGAGCGGCGATAGCAGGGACGGTTTCCTAATGACCGACACCAAGCTAATCGGCCTCTCCCGCACCCTCGCGCGCCTCCAGCGCATACCCGAAGGGGTAAAGACGGCGGCGTTCGAAGAGCTCAAGAAACAGGCCGACGCCTTAGCCGCAAAGATCACGCAAGCCGTCCCGGTCGATACCGGCGCGCTTAAAGCGTCGATCCGCGTCGAGCCGGGGAGCCGTCCCCTATCCCTAAAAGTCCTCGCGGGCGGGTCCCGGACTAAGCGGAACATGCGGCGCGGCACGAGCACAGAATTTGATTACGCCCGCGCCGTCGAGTTTGGACACACGACCGAGGCGGGCGGCTTAACGCCGGGTCAGCCGTTTTTCTTTCCGGTCTATCGCTGGAAAAAAAAGGCACTCAAGCGCGCGGTCGGCGCGGCGGGCCGCAAGGCCGCAAAGAAAATCTTCGAGGGTTAGAAAATGGCAAGTGAAGACGCAGGCCTAGTCCTTCAGCTTTCTGCCGACATCCGTAAGCTCGAAAAGGCCTTCGAAAAGGCGTCTGGCACGGTCGATAAACATTCGACCTCGATGGAGCGCCGCGCTCAGGCGCTTTCCAATAAGCTCGGAGCCGTCGGCGGCAAGGCGGACATAGGCAAGGCCCTAGACAAGGTTTTCACTTCGAGCCGGAACAGCCTGATTTCCGAAGGTTCCGCCAAGATCGGCGTTTTCGGCAGTTCCCTTTCCGCCCTTGGCGTTGCGGGGATCGCAGCGGCGGCAGGCATCGCCGCGCTAGGGGCTGCTTACGTCGGCGCAAAGGACGCAGCCAAGTTTGCGGACGAGATCGCGGACACGGCAGACCGCCTCCACATCACTACGACGGCCCTCCAAGAATATCGTTATGCCCTCGTCAAATCAGGTGGGGACGCCAAGAACGCCGACGCCGCCATCGAAGCGTTCAGCATCAACCTTGGCAAGGCGCAGCAGGGGCTTGCCAAGTCTCAGCGCGCGTTTCTAGCCATAGGGTTCACCAAGGCGCAGATTAAGAGCTTTAAGGACGTAGACAGCGCGCTCGAAGCGGTTATCGGGCAGCTCGACGGCCTTTCTGCGGTCCAGAAGGACGCGGCTATCGACCAGCTCGGTTTGACCGGGATGAAGCAGGCCCTAGACGACGGCGTGGATGGAATGCGCCGCCTCAAGGCCGAAGCCCTAGCAATGGGCTATGTGATGGACGAGGAGCTCGTCAAGAGCGGCGGCGAACTTAACGACAAGTTCGAAATCCTCCAGCACGTTATCGACGTTCAGCTTAAGTCCGCACTTCTCGACCTGGCACCGATCCTTTCGGGCCTGCTTTCGCAGATTGCCGATCTGGTTAAGCAAACCGCCGCGCTATTCGATCATATCGCGGCGCGCCAGTCCGCGAGCGTCCAAGAGCTAAAAGACCGGGTTGCCTATTCCGACAAACTGCTCGCGGGCAAGGGTCCGTTGGGATGGCTAACCGGCCCCCCGAAGGGGCAGGAACGGACGTTTATCGAGCAAGGCCGCGCTGCGAACTTGGCGGAGCTGAGCGCGCGCGAGAAGGCAGCAAAGGCCCCGCCTAAGCCGCCTGCGCCGACCAAGGTCCTCCTGCCGCCGACTTCCACAGCCCGGAGCGTCGCCTCGCCGGTACGCGATACGACGGTGCAGCGCACCGAGGACGTCGCTCAAGCGGTCGCGCGCGTCGATCAAGAGATTTTGTCAGCCCTTATGGGCCTAACGAACGACGTGCGCGCGCGCGCAGCCCTCCAGCATGAAATGCTGATGGCAGAACAGCGCCAGTTTGAAGCGCGTATCAACAAACAGATCGACGACATCGGTGCCGACAAAGGCCTAAGCGCCGCCACTAAGCGCAAGCTGATCGCCGAGCTTGAGGGCGTCAAGCAGAGCGAACGGGCCGCTGTAACCTTGCGCGACATCGCCATCACACGCGACGCGCAGGCGCGCCTTGGCGATGAGGCGTTGAGGTCCAAGCAGCAGGAAATCGACGCAGAGGCCGAGCTACTCCTACAGCAACAGAACCTTACTCTGAGCACCGACGTACAGGCTAAGATCGCCCTACGCCTTGTCGATCTAGCTTACCAGCGCGAGCGCGCCGAGCTCGATACGATCATCGCTTCGAAAGAGGTTTCGGAGGCAGAGCGGGCACTTGCACGGGCCAAGCGCGACCAGCTCGACAAACTGCAACCCGGCGCGCGCGAGCAGGCGCAACGCAATAGCGGCACAAGCCGCGACGTGCTTGGGCGGGTCCAGCAGTCGCGGACGTTGAATGACGCCCTGTCCGGCAAGGCCCGCACCGATGAGCTCGCGGAGATCAAGCGCCTCGAAGATCAGCAGACGATCACGCACGAGGAGGCCCAGCAGCAGCGGGCGCAGACGGACGCGGAATATTACGCAGCTCGCCTCGGTGCGGCATCGAGCTTCTTTGGCAACCTTGCCACCCTATCCGAAAGCTCCAACGAAACCCTTGCCGCTATCGGGAAGGCCGCAGCGATTGCACAGGCAACGATTGATGGGGTGCTAGCTGTTCAAAAGACGCTGGCGTCATATCCCTATCCGCTGAACTTTATCATGGCTGCCGCAGTCGGCGTCGCCGCCGCCGTCAATGTTGCCAAGATCGCCGGGATGGCCGACGGCGGGGTGGTCTACGGCCCCGGCGGGCCACGAGATGACGCGGTTCCGGTTCGTCTTTCGGCTGGTGAATATGTCGTCAACGCCTCGGCAACCGCGCGCAATACCCCCTTGCTGGAGGCAATCAACAGCGGCGCGGATTTGAAGGCCAGCCAGTTTTCAGTCCCCGGCATCGCGCAGGGCCATAGCGTTACCAACCGGCAAGGCGACGCCCATATGACCTACGCCCCGAACATCACCAACCCGACCACTTCGCTTGAGGCGCTACTACGCCAAGAGGGCCGCGCCATGCGAACTTGGGTGCGCAACGAGGTTCGAAACGGGAGCCTGAAATTCAGCGCCACTCAAACTGCGAGGGCTCGCTAATGCTGCGCGATATTTGCGGGTTCGACTTCCTGCCGATCCACTCGACCGACACGACCGCCACAAACCTCAAGCTCGACGCGATGGGCTATTACGTCGTCAAGGGTCAGCCAAGCACGGCCAACGCCAACGTCAAACAAGTCGGGCGGTTTGGCGGCAAGTGCCTCGCATACGATTTTTCCCTCCTCTACAACGACGACCGAAACCTCGTAGTCTGTCCGGCTGGCGGAACCCATAGGGAAGGCATTTTCGGGCTTGGCATGTTCGTCGGCCCCACCAACAGCGCCGACATTAGCCAGATTTTCCACGTCACGGACGCGGTAAGCAACGTCCGGCTAGTCACAGCCGAATTCGGCGCATACGGCGTCATCAAGGTCTACAGAGGCCAAACCGAGCAGCTCCTAGGCTGGACGGCGGCGGGAACTTGGACCCAAAACGAATGGTTCTGGTTCGAGTGCCGGGTCGTGATTGGCAACACCGACGGCGAGGTCGAGGTACGGATCAACACCGAGGAGGTGCTGCACCTGATCAGCGTCGATACCCAGCCCGCAACGGCGACCGGGGCCTTTTTCGATAGCTGGGGCTGGGGCGCTATCGGGTGGCCGACCTACAGCCCCAAGTGCGAATATTACATCGACGATATTTACTTCTGCGACACGACCGGAACGGTCAACAACACGTTCTTGGGCAATGTGCGCGCCCGTACACTCGCGACGACCGGCGCAGGCTCTTCGACGCAACTTACTATCTACGGCCCAGAGGCGACAAACTGGGAGACGGTCCACAACGACGCCATCGACGACACCCAGTACGTCTATTCCTCGACCGTCGGATATAAGGACCTCTATACGATCACGCCCTCGGTCCCCGCCGTTGTCGTTCACGGGCTGCAAGTCCGGGGTGCCTATCGGATGGATGACGCAACCCAGCGGATCGCCCGCAACCTCGTTAAGTCCGGGGCGTCCACCAGCGAGGGCGATGACCACTATCTGAACCAGACCTTCACCTATTACCGGGACATCTTCGAGCTTGACCCGGCAACTGCCCTAGGCTGGTCCGGGACCGCCGTGAATGCCGCCGAGATCGGGCCGAAAGTTCAAGCCTGATGGTTTCGTTCGGATATGTCGCAGGGGACGGCACCGGCACAAATTCGATCTTCGGGTCCGGCCAGTTCCTCACCCGCTATGTCAACGATACCGGCGGCTGGGTCTGGGTCGATACAGTCGAGATTTTGAACGTCCACACCGCCATATCGGGGGCGACGCTTCAGGTCGCCGTCTATTCGGACGTTGTGCCCTTCGCGCCTTGCTGGCTTGAGGCCCTATCGGCGACCTTCACGAGCTTGACGACCGGCACCAACACCATCGCCCTAACGTCCGACGTGCCTGTTGCGCCCGGAGGCGGCATCTGGATCGCCCTTCGATCTACGGCAAGCCTTCAGTTCGACGGCGCGTCTGCGTCAACGCCTCGCGTTCTTAAGGGTGAATATTCCGGCGGTTCTAGTTTCGAAGACCCCTTCGGATGGGCGTCCAGGCGGACGACTATTCTGCCCGCGCGGGCCATCGGCGCGACCACAACGGACGCCAGCGCGACGGTCGCGAGGGTGGCGCACGTCATCGTCGAGCCCATTACGCAAGGCCTTTCGCTCGTCCGGGGCTCGCACGTCATCGCCGAGCCGCTTTCTGAAGGCGTCTCGGTCATTCGCCTCGCGACCATGTGGGCCGAAGTCCTCCAACAACTCCCTAGCGAGGGTGAAATGGCTACCGATGTTTTTCCTATAGGCCTTGGCCTGTCTTGGACGGTCCGCAAGCGGCCTATTTTCGCAACGCAGGTCCGAACCGCGACCAGCCTGCGGGAGGTCCGCAACGCTCTGGCGACGTTTCCCGTCTGGGAGTTCGAGGTTAGTTTCGTCTTCCTCCTCGATGACGACGACCAGCCCAATATCACCCTAGGCACGACGGATATGAAATACGTCGAAGGGTTCTGGCTCAAGCAGCGCGGCGCGTTCAAGTCGTGGCTGTTTAGCTGTCCGGGCGACAACGTGGCGACCTTGCAGCCGATGATGAGGCAGACCGACCTAGGGGCGGGCGGGGACGGCGTGACGGTCGATTTCTACTTCGCCCGCACGGTCGGCGGCTGGTCTGAGCCGGTCGGTCAGGTGGACACCGTTGCCGGGTACACGGTCAAGGTCGATGGGGCCACTGTTGCGCCCGCCGACTTCACGTTCGTCGCGCCTAACAAGATCATCTTCGACGTTGCGCCCGCCGCTGGGAAAACCGTGACGGCGACGTTTGATTATTATTACGTCTGCCGGTTCTCCGAGGACGCTGCCGACTTCGAGCAGTTCGCTGGGAACCTCTGGCAGCTCCAAGAGGTCGGGTTTCGGAGCATCATTCAATGAGGCCCCATAGCGTCGATCTTGCCGCCTATCTCTCTAGCAATCGCGAGCTGATCTATACGGACGTCTATTCGTTCGAGCTTCTCGGCGGGACGGATGACAATTACCGGCTGCACTATACGTCCGGGCAGCAAAACCTCCTGACATACCCGCTCGATGGCACTCCGCTTCTGGTCAACTACACCGCCGACCGGGTGTTAATCGAGGGCCTGCGCTTCCGCGCCTCGGTCGGCTTGGACGTCGATGAGCAGGAGGTCGTCATCACCCCGACGGCTGACGCAACTGTCCGCTCGCTGCCGTTCCTCACGGCGGTTCAACAGCGGATGTTCGACGGCGCGACGGTCAAGCGCGACCGGTTCTTTTTCGA